TCGAGTTCAAGCTTCAGCTTGTCGATGGCTCCGTCCAGGTCTGACGACTCGTTCCTCTTGAACAGTCTCATTTAATTCCTTTCGGTAGCTCTCATTACAAGCGTTGTTTTTATTGCGATTATCGCTTCACACCGAAGGTCATAGTGTCAAGTTGTTCGATCTGTTCAAAGGGGACGCCGATCTCCATAGAATATAGCGTTTTGCCCTCTGGGGTCTTTGAAACGACAACATTGCCGACGTTCGTAGCCTGCTTGAAGCGGCTGGCCGAACTACGGACTAGCAGACCTAAGAAGACAGCGACGGCAGTGACCGTTCCAGCGATCTTATCCTTATCGGCCCAATCCCACTGGGCCCCAACCACTAGAACTAGTGTTGCAACGGCAGGGAGGACGATTGACGACATCCCCTTGAGGAGATCGTACCACTTCTGGGGCAGATACTTCTTCAGATCGAACTCTGCATCTGGGTCGGGCTCAACAGGCACCGGATCTTGAGTACTCATGTCACACTCCTGGAAGTGATAGTGTCGGATGGCTACTTTCGCCATTTTCGTCTTCAATTTCGGTATATTCAGTAATCCGCATGTTTGCGATTTCGCCGAAGTTACCAACTAGCCTTACTGTGTCGCCAACGTTGAAATCGACACGATATCGGTACTTTCTGATGTCCGAGAGATTGGATTGGGTAAGGACGATGGTCGTTTGACCCCTTAGAGCCTCTTCTCCTCTAGTTGTCATCTGTCCTAGAAGTGCGGTCAACTCAGCACCAGCTGGAACGGTCGTCATGTTGTTGTCTAGGTCACTTGCGTCGACCAGCATGAATCGTCTGTCATATCCTTCTTCAGTTCCTGCAACAACAGTGTAGAGATAACGAGTAACTACCAACGCAGCATTCTTAAGCTTCTTATTCGTGAACAAATACTGCGCTTTGTCGAGATCTCCCTCTCTCCATGAAAACACGAGAGATGCAGAACGATCCACGCCAGAATATACTTGAATCTGAGTCTCTGTGGGCGAACCATGGTCTCCAAAATCATTCCTGCGAAAGGTTCGGATTCCAAGATCATCGACTGCTAGTAGTTCTTTGACTCGTTCCCAGAGAACTTGAGGCTTAAACGTACGCTGATGTTCCGTTCCGACGTCTGCCTCATAGACAGCATGAACCGGCCCCAAATCATCACCTTCAGAACCAGTCTGAATCGGATGAATGGTGTAATTGATCAGATTAACTATCTGCACGGGAGTAGTTTCGACTACTTCTGCGGATGCAAGTTCACCCCTAATTGGAGAAAGCCTAGATTCATCAGCACCAATGATCCTCTGCTCCAAATATGACACAAATGAACGACCAGTAGTCTTCACCGTCGCATCTGCGTCCTCTTCTTCGGTAATTTCATGATTCTCTACGATCATCAGCTCGAGAGTATCCGTATGGGAAATCATGGTACCTTCTGGGAGGAAATCACGAAGACCAGCGCTAATGGGTGATATGATCTCGAATTCTCCAGACTCAGAATATCGCTCAACCCACATCTTACTCGTAGCACCATTAATCATCTCACCTTCGATAATGTCCATTGGATCTGCACCATGGGAAAACTTAAACAGTTCCATTAGACCCCCCAATAAGCCGGATAATACTTGATGTCGTAACTCGTTATGGGCTCTACTTCTCTTAGATAGAAGGTATTTGCCCCTGGAAATATGATCGGCCATACCGAGTTAGGCATAATCGCGTCCACAATGGGGATAATCACACTGGCCCTGTCGATATAGACATACTTGTCTGTTGTCTCGCTTGAGAACCACAGAACGTCTCCGATTTCGAATCCTCCGACGGGAGCTACAGTAAATGTCCATTCTGGATCAGTGAAAGTATCCTGCATTGTTATGGAATCGGCCGTAGCACTGAATTCCATCCCCATAACGAACCCATGCGGAGCTGTCGAGAGACTGTCTGGGATTTCAATCGGATTAGATGGGGATGCATCCGTAATATGAACATAGTTAACAGATCTGAAGAACGGATCGTTGCATCGTATCGTCAACTGAGCCTCTGGACTCTTTGTGAACAGAGAAGTCTCGAATTTCACGATGAACCCAGAGATCTGAGCGACAACAGATGCGCCATCATTAAACTGAATCCTGATCACTCCAGTTCTATTAGCAGATATAGCTCGATACAAGGCATCTCTCAGCTCAGAGAACGTCTCATCCAATAGAAACTTTGGGTTAAGGGCAATACGAAATACCAATTCTCTTAGCCCCAACGCAAAGTCAAAGAGACCAGCTCCAGTTCTTTGTCCAGACGAGTAGAAACGAGGCGCGATTGTATCCGCATCAATCCCAGACATCGCTTTGATCAAATATCGATCTGGAGTCTCCCCCAAACCGAGAGCGAAACTGGCAAGTTCGACATCATCGACATACATGGTTACGTTAGAAACTCTCATGGGATTGCCAACTCCTCTTTCCGCACAGCGATGAGATTACGAGTTTGTCTGTAGACATCAGCCGTGGATAGCTGCTTAGGTGCGTACACATTCTGCTCATAGGTCACATTACCTGCGGCAGTAGGAACTGGCGTCTCGTCCGGAGCCGTCCTAGTAGTCCCAAGAGAAATCTGGTTAGCCATGCCCAGTGATTTCAACGCCATGGACGGTTGCCCGAACATAGACTGAATACCCGTTGCGTCCTTCCGAACTTGTGAGAGATCCAGGACGGGCGTTATCACGGGCTGAACCGTATCCATCTCAGAAACGGCCATAGCTGCGGAGTTGATTACCTTCTCGAAGGTAGCAGTGATGGCGTCGGAGTTGACGTGGTCTGCTGGGTTTAGAGTAGTAAGCCACTTTTCTGTCTTTCCCCAAACTTCCTCCAGACCAGTTTGGAGACCTCCCATAATCATCCTACCGCTTTCATACAGTAGAACCTTGTCCTTAGCAGGAGGCCCCTTCTTAATCGGGAAGATCTTACCAAGACCACCAAGCCAGCTCGAGACACTATTCCAGACTTCCTTCAGGCCGTTCCAAAGACCATTCATAATGGCTCTACCAGTACCTAAGAGAACGTCATCAATCCTGCCAAGAGCACTCACAATCTTACTGCCGAGTTGACCGAACCAAGCTGCGACGCCAGTCCAACGATCTATTACTCCAGTCCAGAATCCAACGATGACCTGATAACCCTTGTCCTTAAGCGTAGTGAGCATGTCACCGACCCAAGAAATGATGTTCTTACCTAGATTTCTGAACCATGTCGTAACAGCTACAGCAGCTTGAACAATGCCGTTGAGGAACCCGGTAATCAGATCGATACCAATATCTCTGAAAACTGTAGATGGGGAGTTGATGCCAAGAGCAGACTTAACCTTGTCAATAAGACCGGTGACGAAGCCCTTGATCCAGTCCCAAACCTTTCCAATCTGATCATCCATCCCATTGACGAAGCCGGTGATAAGCGCAATACCAACGCCGAAGAATAGCGTAGCGGCCATCTCACCCACAGCTGTGGCGATAGCGAGAATTGTTGTGACCCAAAGATTCGTGGCTGATGTAACAATCTTTGGCAGCTCAATCGCCAATGCATCCAGGAACTGAGTGATAATTTCGCCAACAACTATGACGATATCGCCAATACGATCCCGAATACCTTGGAGCAGAGCTAGAAGAATATCGACACCCAACAGGACGTACTCAGGAATCTTCTCCCTAAGCAGGTCGATCACTGTCGAAATAAGAACCCCAAGCAATTCACCTAGCTTCGGAATAAGCATGATCAATTGATCCATGACAGCGCTAAGGATCTTACCAAGAGCCTCAGCCAAAGGACCTGCCATCTCACCGAACATAACAATGGCTTCTACTAGTCCTGTGGCGATTGCAGCGATGAATGCTGGGATTGCCTTAGCAACTGTCTGCATTGCTTCCGTAAATGCCTTAGCGCCCTTGGGCCCAACCACGGCGAACAACTCAAACGCCTTAGCTACAGCTGCAGCACCAACGCCAAATAATGCGAATCCTGCTCCGATGAGAATAAGCGCTGCACCAAGACCTATCATGGCTGGGATGGCTGGTTGCAGAAGGAAGGCTGCACCTGCGATAACCGCAAGTGAAATAGCCATAGCAAGCAATCCCTTAACCAAATCCCCAATCTTTACCTTTGCGAACTCCTTCACTACCTTTACGAGAAGTCCGAGAGATACAGCTGCGATACCAAGAGCAATCGCTCCACCAACGGTTCCGCTCATTAGAGTTAGAGAAACTCCCAATATAACTAAAGCTCCGGCCATTCCGTATAGACCCTTAACGAGTTCAGTTAGCTTCATTCCACCGAATGCGGCCATGGCCTTCTGAATCCCCATGAGTGCAACACTCACAAGTAGAAGACCGAGCGCTGTAAGAGGCATATTACCTGGGAAGGTTTGCATGGCCAAACCAATAGCAGCCAAAGCAACGGCCATTAAGAATATGCCCTTGAGTATGGTTCCCCATGCGAAACCGGCAAATACCTGTATAGCGGCAGCAATCTTATCCAGTGATAAGGCAACAAGAAGTAGACCGACGCCGCTCAGCGCCATATTCTCCGGGAAGGCCCTCATTGCCAGACCTAAACCAGTAATACCAACCACCATACCAAACAAGCCCTTAACCAGATCACCAAATGGCAACACAGCAAATAGAGCAACTGCCTTAGCTAGGATCAGCAAAGCAATAGCAAGCGGGATCATGGCTACACCTGCTGCCATCATTCCTGGAGCGTTTGCAGCCAATGGCTTTGCGGCTATGGCAAGCGCAGCGATAGAAATTGTGACACCAGCAAGACCCTTAGCCAACTCTTCCCAACTCATAGTACCGAATACCTTAGCCGCAGCAGCAAGAATAAGGATCGCTGTGGATAGAACGATCATACCTCCGGCAAGAATGGTGAAACTTGCGGCACTCGATGGGCCTAGAGTAATCTTCGACAAGATAGCGAATGCACCCATGAGCTGACCAAAACCAATTGCCATTGCGGTAAGTGCTTTGGTTAGTGCGGCAGAATCGATAAGAGATAGCACCAAGACAGAAGCGGTAAGAATTCCAATAGCGGTCGCAATCTTCAAGAGAGCCTCTGACTTGAGCTTCGTCTGCATTGCAGACATTACGCCAGTCAACTCTTCGAACATGCCCTTGATCTTGTCGAAGGCTCCGCCAGTGAGATCGAATTTAAATCCCTTCTTGAAGAACCGAGCGAGCAGAGCAGCAATTGCAGTCAGAAGACCGATATTGATGGCATCAAGGACAGCGTCGAAGTCGCCTTCGCCCATATTATCAGCGATCTTCTGCCCAAGATCCTTAAACCAATCCCTGACTACAATCCACGTTTCCTCCAGAATCGTGGCAACCTTCTTCATGGCATTTGAGAAGGGAGCCCACAGATCGGCCAACCCACCGAAGGCATCCTTTATGCTCTTGAATCGATCGGAGAACCGACCCATGCTATCTGCTAGAGCATCCGGAACCTTCGGATCCACTCCGTCGAACAAGCCGACGATCTTATCCTTGAAGGCTTGAAGTAGGGCCGGAAGATCTTGGATAGAAGCAAATAGATCCTTGAAGAACTGAGCAATCTGGCCACCCTTACCAGTAAGAGTCTTAGCCAAGTTCTCAAAGAATGCCGAAATCTTCTGTAGACCCGACGTAACTTGCCCACTATCAGCCAAACCGAAGAGCGCCTTGACCAGGTCAAATATAAACCCAATTCCTTGCCCAACAACCGACCATAGGATCTTCATGATGTTGATCCAGATCTTCATGACAGCACCGATGCCCATTATGAGCGCATTCGATGGCGTAATAGCCTTGACGAACTTGTTGACCGCAAGTGTAATGGCGAAGAGCCGTTCTCCGGTCATCTTTGGGAATACGGAACGGAATGCATCGCCGATTGGCTTTAGAACGGCCATCAACTTCTGAAACGCTATCTGAAGTGTCTCGATAAGTAGCGTACGACCGCCCATGTCCTTCCATGTTTGAAGCATGGCATTACGAGCATTTGCGCTGTTCTGGACGAACCCACTGATCGCATTGTTGATTCCAGTAAACAGCGCGGTAGACTCCTCAAAGTTACCAATCAGGAGCCGGAATGTTGCTGACCAGCCCGAGGCAACCGATTCCTTAACAGTCCCCATTAACTGAGTGAAGGTACGGACAGATGTAGCAGAATCGATACCAAGTTTGCCCAATTCAACCATTTGTGCGGCTGCACTAGCTGAGAAACCCTTAGCTTCGAGATCGATCTGAGACAATTCACCAGATATACCGCCAAGCGTGGTTGTCAGAACCTCAGCCGTAAGCCATCCAGATTCAAGCGAACTACGGAAGTTGTTACCGGAAGCCTCCCATTGATCGAATGTCTGGTCCACGGGAACATCCGCAAGAGCCCCAAGTGCCTTACCAGATTCGAACAATGCATTCTTGAAGACTTCGCCACCCATACCGGCCATGACAACCGAGTTCCAGTCCATTAGCTTCACTGTGCCAGATGCAAGAGCTTGGGAAAGCTGATACATCGCCGAAGAAGCTTGCTCAGAGTTAGAACCCGAGATGGCGGCCAGGTTAGCAATACCCTTGATGGCAGATACCGAAGTATTCAGATCCACACCGGCGGCTGTGAATGTGCCGATATTCTTGGCCATTTGACTGAAGTTGTAGATGGTCTTATCGGAGTACTGGTTCAACTGATCTAATGCGGCATTAACTTGATCCAGATTAGTTCCCTGCGACTTGGTATTGGCAAGAATGGTCTGAATTGAGTTAACATTCGTTTCGAACTCTTTAAAGCCACTCATGAGAGGGCCTAATGCAAATGATTTAGCGAAATTGAGACCCGCACTTATTGCTGCCGTAGTAATGTTTGAAAGAGCAGTGATCGCAATAGTGCTCAACGCTATGAACTTCTTGCTGACTCCCTCGATCCCATCTGAGATGGATTGGAAGTTTACCTTACCTGCAGCAGCATGAATATCGCTTAGACCAGTGGTAGCACCCTTGAACTTGAGTGCTTCGGTAAGCTTGCCCAAAGTAGAGATGGTGGTTGAAACTCCACGCTCAAATTGCGCATTATCGAACTCCATACGAACTACACGACTATCAACGCTAGGCATTGAGCACCTCCCTCCAAACTCCTTCGGCAATCTTATCGAACACTGGCCTCATGGCCGGATTAATGAAGTCTCTTCCTTGAACATAGCCTCCTGTGCCGGTACCGTGACCATATTGAAGAAGGATGATCACGTTTAACCCACCTTCAACATCGGTATTAAGCCAACTAATAGAATATACCGATCCACTTACCCCCACTTGATATGTCCAAGAATGAGCTGCTCTTCCCGTGTCTACAGGAGTGGCACTAGATAGCGCATCAACCCCCATTCGGCCAAAGCGCTCAAGATTCCTAAATATGCTGCCAGATCTCATGGTGTTGAGGAACTTTTCGGTCCTTTTAAAATCACCTACAGAACTGACTTTGATCATGGGCTAGACTCCCGAGTAGATACCAATCAGGACAACGCGATACGGCTGCAAGTTGTTGTGGGCAATTCCACCACCAGTAGTACTGATGCTTCCACCCAAGACCAAGGATGTTGCACCACCAGTATAGGCTGTCGAAGCGCCACCAGTACTAGCGGCAGTACTGAAGCTCAAACCCCCAGGGGTTGCCAATGTGAAACCAGCAACAGAACTAACGAAAGCACCACCCGAAACAGGAACGTGACTGTGATCCATATAGTGCTGATGGTCTCCAGGAACAAGCGTATGGGCGTGACCGTGAGACGGCATCTCAGTGACAGTAAGAGTATGCGTCTTAGCTCCACCCAGTTCACCAACGACATCGAATTCGCTTTGCCCAGAGTCTCTACCGGCTAGAACTCGACCGCCATAACCGGGTAGACCGAATGTAGTGGTACCATTACCACCATAAGTAGTACCTAAATATGCGGCAAGAGCGGGGTATGTTGCGATCGACTTAGTAGTCCCATCGCATTCGAGCCATCCAGATGGGAGAGGCGATTTTGGGAAATGACCTATCTGTCCGATCGCGAAACCAGCACCCGCTGAGCCCGTTGTACCTGTTGCGCCTGTCGGCCCTCGAACAGAGCCAACGTTGATGTCAGTTCCTTCACGAGTAGTGAGAATAAGATCATTTCCAGACAGATGTGCATCGGTAATTGTTTCGTTCTCGATCTCTAGCATTCGTTCTGCTGTAAAGCTAGTTACGGTCGTCACAGATCCTCCTC